AACCATGAAAGCTTCTCACGGCTACTGCGTCGGCACCCTGACCCGCAAGCGTGAGATGACCTACGCCTCGTGTCGCCGCGCCACGATGGGGTGGGGGATGGGCCTCGTCTGTGCCGAGATCCGCGAAGGTCGGAACCCTGCAAGCCAAGTCTGGCTCTTCACCGGCCCCTCGGAGGGTGAGGATCACGGATGGCGTCTGCCATTTTGACCCAATCAGACCCGATCTGACCCAATGAAAAAGAAGCCCATACCAGAAAGGTCTGCCAACGACTGGCTGGCCGACATCATGGGGCAGGTCGGCAACTCAGGCAAAGTCGATGAAGTTCCTGAAGGATGGATGACTCAAAATGAGATCGCTGTCTCGCAGGGAATCCCGATGTCGACGGCATTCTCTCGCATCATGAGCCGCATTAACGCTGGATTGATGCAGAGGCGTAAATTCCGAGTGGTGTGCGGCAGGATCACCACCGAGGTCTGGCATTACTACAAGGCCGACAAATGAGTGCAGAGGCAACGCAAGATGACCACAAGGGGAGGCTAGAGGCTCTTAAAAGGGCAAGGGACATTCTCTGCGAACACTTCGACGCTGGTTTCATCGTCGTAACGCACCTAGAGGAAGCAGCAACCCGCTTTGCTCGGACGGAGTGGGGCAATAGATTCGCCCTGTGCAAGCTGAGTCAGGATTACGCAGACGGAGAGCTGGAGGAGATGTTGGATGAGGAGGAGGATGAAGGGTGGCAAGAGGCTGACTAGCCCGAAGAACTTTCCACCAATGGAACCGTCATCGGCTTTCCTTGGTTCGGCATATCGGTTCGGATCAGAGCAGCTATATACTGAGGCATGGACAAGCCTAGTTCTGCTGCCCTCTTTTTAAGGAACGGCACAAGTGATCCGGGGATCTTGACGGTATAATCGCAATCATGGTTCCGAGGGCGAGGCACGGATGAATATCACCCTAATTCTCGTAAAATCCAATCACCCCCTATTTGAACACGCAAAACACAAGCAATAAACACGCATTGTGTGTTCTTTTATAATTCTCTCCTTGTATTACACTGCACTTACTCTAATTATTTTGCTTAGATGAACACCCCCCACTCTTCTCTTTTAAATGTGATTCGACCAACAACACTTGAACGCTTCACGTTGAACGTAGAACTGGAACAACTAACAATAGATAAAGCTGAAGAATATTGCGCCACTATTGGTGTTTCTTTTAATGATTTTGCGGTTGCGGCAATCAGCTGGTACTTGAATCCTTAGGCATACCCTTTAGGCATACCCCTAGCCTTTTTTGGTGGCCAGTGGTGGCCAGTGGTGGCCAGACGCATCGCCATTGGGGCGGCATGGAATAAGGATAGAAGGCCAGTGGTGGTCAGTGGTGGCCAATGGTTACTTTTGCCCTATTACGCTTCGGAGGGAAGCGCTCTATCCAGTTGAGCTACGGGTGCTTTACAGTGTAAAAGCGGTGCAACCAAAGGGGGTGGAAATTAGCTTTGGCATACCCTTTAGGCATAGGGTAGACTGAAACCACGCATGAAACAGAAGCAGACACCCCAAAAGCAGAGCCTTGGAACGCTAGAGCGCAGAAGTGAGGGCATTTACTTGTATTCACCGGGAGGAACCTTCTATGCCATGTTTAACTGGAGGGGGAAAAGGATAAAACAACGCTTGGGGTCTACCGAGTTCCCCTGCAACAGCCTCCCAGAGGCCAAGCGCCTGTTGCTAGAGCTTAAAAGCGACCTGGAGAAAACCAGCGTCACCTCGACAAAAAAAACCCTTTCCCAAATCAAAAGGGCATTCCTCGCCTCCCTCTCCTGCGCCCCCTCCACCCGCGCCTACAAGGAGAGCGTCTTGGGGGAATTTGTCTCCTTCTTCCCAGCCTCCAAGCGCCCCAGTGAAGTCCGCAAGAGCGAGGTGCTGGCTTTCCTCAAGCCCTACGCCGACAAGAGCGCCTCCACCCACAATCACGCCATGACCGCCGTGCGTGATTTGTTTGCCTTCGCTATGGATGACCTAGCAACCGCCAGTGACCCATGCTCTGGGATCAAGTATATGAGGGACAAGGCAGAGATTAAGCGCCTCACCCCCACCCTCGGCGAGTTCACCCGAATCGTGGAGAGCATCCGCGCCGTCCCCACAAGCGACACCGCAGCGGCCTCAGGGGATCTGGTGGAGTTCATGGGGCTTGCCGGTCTAGGCCAAGCCGAATGCGACGGCATCCGCTGGGGGGACATCAATTTTGAGAGCCGTCTGATTACGATCATCCGCAAGAAGACCGGCCAGCAGTTCAAGATCCCAATCTACCCACCGCTTGCCCCGCTGCTCACCCGCATGGATGCCGAGCGGATCGAACCAAAAGCCTCCACGGACAAGGTTTTTTCAGTTCGCAATCCAAAGAAGGCTCTGGAGAGCGCGTGTTCTCGACTCGGCATCCCGGACTATACACCAAGGGCATTTCGCAGGATGTTCATCACCCGCGCTTTGGAGCTTGGCATTGACCCGCAGACCATCGCCGAGTGGCAAGGCCACAGCGACGGAGGTCAGCTCATCCTGAAAGTCTACGGGCGCGTTAGCAAGGCCCACCAGATGCGTATGGCAGACCGCTTCGCAGAGAACATCATCACTCTCCCTTTGGAACTTCAGGCGACGGGAAACTAAGCGGCAGAAAAAGCCCCCCGTCCCTCTCCATCATCGCCACAGCGGCCATGATGGCCTGACGGGCAATTAAGTTCTTTGCCAGACCGCTCTTGAGCGCTTGCGCTTCCATGCGCTCTTCAAGCTCCGATGGGATTTGCACCGACATCGTGGCGTTTAGGTTTTTGGCTTTAGGCTTGCGATGGCCTATGGGAGCCGTTGCGGCTCTTGGCTTCTTCATGTCAATCACTTTCTAGTGATTTTAAGCAGAACTCAACAGAAACTTTTTTTATCTATCTAGTGATTTCCACTAGACAGCTCTAGTTATTTTCACTAGAACGGACGGCGATGAATGAAACACGCATGACCAAAAAGGCCGCGCACCCTCTTTCCATAAGCCTTCCCAAGGCTGACGAGGAAAAGGTTCGCTCCCTCGCAAAACTCCACGGCGTCTCCTTGTCTGCCATTCTGAGGCTTGCTCTTCGGGCAGGAATGCCGCTGGTGGAAAACCAACTTGGGAGGATCTGAACATGACCTCCAGCTCACCCATTCAGCGGATCGCAGTCAAGATTGACGAGGCCGCAGCTATGCTTGGAGTCACCAGAAACACGATCAAGAACGCGATCAAGCGAGGAGACCTCCACGCCAGCCGAAAGCTCCGTCACAAGCTGATCCTTGTCGCCGATCTTGAAAAGTTCCTCCGCGCATGATCGCCCTGCTCCTCACCGTAACATCCGCTGTCCTTTATGTCGGACGGCAGGAGATCGCCGAGATGATTGCCGCTGGCATGAGCCGCCTACGGAAATGAGCGAGCAGACCGCCCTAACCGTCATGCTCGGAATGTATATGGCGTTTCTGTCGTTCTTGTTCTGGAGGGGCACAAAATGAGCGACAAGTGCCTAGATGCAGCACTCCGTTCCATCGGAGTCAATCGCAAGTGGACGCCAGCGACTGAGTATCACGGCGACCGGCCTTGCCTACCGATTCAAGCATGGCATCGCATCGCACATTGGAGCCAGTGGGAGCAGAAGAGCAGGAGGAGCCGATACAACTTCTGGTTTGAGCAGTTCAAGCGCAGTTGGGAGCCAGCTCCCTACTGGAGCTTCCTTGAGATGCCAAAGCTCGTACACCCATACCGATTCAAATGAATAACAACGATTACTCAGAAGTTACAGACATTGAATGGCTAAAGAGGGTCATCAGTCAGCTCCAAGAAGATGTTAGAGAGGCAACTGAAAGAGCAAACGATTGGCGGGAGAAGTTTCGCAAGCTCGATCAAGGAGTTCGCTGCGAATACTGCGACCCGAACGGACCAATCTGGGAGTGCTGCAAGGACAGGAACAAGCGCACGGATGAGCAGATACAGCACCTTCGCTCCGTTATAAAAACCATGTTGTGGAATTCTGAACCTGATCCATGTGATGCAGCGGACTGCGAATTATGGGACAGGCTCCACGCGATTTACGGGCCAGCCGAAGGGCTTCTTGAATTGAATGATTTCCAGATGATTAAGGAGGACAAATGAGCCACCTCACCACGGAACTACTGATCGCGGTCTGTTTGGTGACCCTGTTCATCTGCACCCCCAAGTCATGAGCAAGATCAACAGCAGAGCCAAAGGCGCACGAGGCGAAAGGCACGTTGCCTCCTTTATGACCTCCGAGGGATTTCCATCAAGGCGCGGAGTGCAGTTCTCGCAAGGCAAAGGGACGCTTACGGCTCCCGATGTTATCTGCGACTCGCTGCCGGAGATCCATATTGAGGTGAAGTTTACGCAGCAGAGGAACTTAGAGGCTTTCTTCCTTCAGGCATCCCGCGATGCCGGTTCCAAGATCCCAGCGGTTTTCAGCAAGAAGAACAACGCTCCCCTTTTCGTGACCCTCCGCGCCGAGGACTTCACATCAATTTTGAGGCGTTCCGATTTGGTCGCTTCAACCACCGCCAAGGAAAACGAGGACGAGATCGTCCGCGCTTACTGAGGCACAACATAAAAAAGAGACAGACCGGAAAGACGGTCACAAGAGACAAACCCATGAAAATAGCAAACAAATCAGGAGGCGATTTCGCCCCCCACCCAGATGGATCTTTCCGCGCCGTGTGCGTGGATGTCACCCCGCTGGTCAAGCGAGACACTACATACGGCCCAAAGGAGGAATTCCGATTGGTCTTTGAGACCGATGCAGAGTCCACACGGGCCGATGGAAGCCCCCAGTGCGTCTGGAGTCGTCCATTCACCCCGTCGCTGAATGAGAAGGCAGCATTCCGCAAATTTCTCCGCCAGTGGTTGGGCCGTGACCTCACCGGAGCCGAGGAATCAGAGTTCGACACCGAGGATTTGATTGGGAAGCCGGCCAACCTCGTTATCATCCATGAGGCAAGCCAGGACGGATCTCGCACGTATGCGAACATCGCGGCCTGTACGGCATCCAAGGGGGGGCACCTTGCCATGAGCGGAACATTTATCCGCAAGAAGGACAAGGAGGATGCCGGCAGTGAGGCAGCGGTAAGGACCGTAGCCCAGCCCACTAACCCGATTCCGGTTGCAGAAGCGGTTGACGGCACGAAGGCAGGCTCTGATTGGACAAAGGTGAAGGTTCACGTCGGCAAGTTTGCCGGGATGGAGCTGCGTGACATCCAGATCGAGGATATCGGCAAGCTAATAAGCAACTGGCTGCCAACCCACGAGACGAACAAGAAGCCGAGCGCAGATGATAAACGTCTTGCTGCCGCTTTGAAGATCGCTGCCACAGAAACTACCGTCTCGAACTTTTAGCCATGAGCATGGAGATCATTGTTTCCGGGTCTCTCCCGAGACCAGAAGTCGAGTTGTCCCCTTCCGCGTTTAATGCGCGGGAGGTGGCGCTCTCTGCGGCAGCCAATATACATGGGATCACTTGTGTCTCAGATTTAGACGATGCGGCTCAAGCTCTGACCTGTATCAAAAGCCTGACAAGATCCATCGAGGATAGCCGCAAGGAGGTGAAGGCCCCGGTGCTTGAAGTGAGCCGGCGCATCGATGCAACGGCTAAGGATTACCTGACTCCGCTTGTGGATGAGGCGAAGAGACTGTCAATCCTTGTCGGTTCATACCAGGAGGCCGAGCGTAGGAAGGCTGAAAGGGTCAGGCAGGAAGCAGCAGATGCGCAGGCGGTAGCAATGGCGGAAATGCAGGTCAAACAGAGAGAGGCCGTCCTTGCAGGAGATGAGGCAGCAGCAGATGCAGCAAGGGCGGCGGCTGCTGATCTGATTGCGGAGAGTCAGTTGTCGGTGATCGCCGCTGAAGGGCCAAGGGTGGACGGGATCACGACCAGAACATCTTGGAGGTTTGAGGTGGTCGATATCGACTCGCTCCACGCCTCCAGACCAGACCTATGCACCATTGAGGTAAATGGGGCCGCCATCAGGGCAATCATCAAGGCAACCGGAGGCAAGCCAATTGCCGGCCTTCGGATCTGGCAGCAGGCTGGGGCAATCGTTCGATCCGCTCCAGCAGTCAACGTCAGCAGCTACGACTACTAGGATCAAGGGGGGCAAATGAGAAACTGCGAACTTGAGCGAGAAATCGCCAATGAAATCTATCGGGATTTCAGCCGCAAGAATTGGCCTACGGAACCTCCATCACAACCCGGCAATGTCGGCTACTGCGGCCCTGACGTCACAACCGAACCAACTGACGAGGAGGACGAGGAATGAGCGCGACACTTACAAAAGTGCGTCAGTCGCGCACCAAGCGCGGCCTGAAGGTCATCTTCGGCGAAGCATACGATCCAAAGCGGTGCGGTCACAACTGCACCCATGAGGGAGTGAAAGGATCATGGCAATGCGGTCATCCATCTGGGAAAGGCTCCAACGGCCTTTTCTGCGGGAGGCACGCATGATCGCGCAACTCGATATGCAGCTCTTCCGCCCCAAGGAATGGACGGCAGTCATTGAGGAGGATAAATGCCAACCCTAGCCGAAATAATTGCGAAGAAGGGGGAAGTTGACCTCTTGGGGGAAAGCTCCGAAACAAGGGTGATACTTACCCCAGAAGGGCCTCACTACGGGAAAGAGGTTGATGGATCTGGAAAATTCATCAAGTGGGTTTCAAAGCCAACCGGCACGGTGATTCGCGCCATCGATGAGAAAGCTAAACTCGCCGCATCCATAAAAGCCACAATGGATGACCTCGCACCAAAAGTTCAGCCCCCGGCTCCTCGGGAGTTGGGGGCAATCGAGAAGGGAGAAAGGATTCCAATGGATTACCAATCGGAGGATCATTGCTTGGAGTGGTTCCGCTCGTGTCACTCGTTCGACAGCGACATGGGAATAGTGATCGAGCCAGGAGGAGAGATGGCATGGGTAGCAGTGAAAGCCCCCGGCAACTCACACCCAATCCTCCTCCTGCGCCTCCCGTTAATGAACCGAGCAGAGAGCTGCCAACCATTCTAACCGATGACCAAGAGTCTTCAAGAATCGCCAGAGAGCTTGTTGCAGCCACCAGCATGGGGTGGATCACTGGACCAGATGACCCAGAGGCCACCTTTGTCGCCAAACTCATCCACACCTTCAACGCTTCAATCCTCGACTTCTGACCCAGAGCAGGGCGAAGCGGTCGCCATGATGGAGTCTGGCAGGAATGTCTTTCTGACGGGAAGGGCAGGCACTGGAAAGAGCTACACGATCTCTCAGTTCGTCCAGGCAACAGGCAAGCGGGTAGCGATCACGGCCACCACGGGAATCGCAGCCGTAAATCTTCAGGATAACGTGGAGCGCCTTGTCCAAACGATTTACGGTTGGGCCGGAATCTTCCTCGGACCGGCTGAAGGGCAGGAGTTTCAGGATTACTACCGCTACCTCTGCCGCGAGATGGGTTCCCCGCTAGGCAAGGCATCCATGAGGGCCTCGATGACTGATACCCTCATCATTGATGAGGTATCCATGCTGCCTGGACGCACCCTTGATTACTTAGACTTTCACCTCCGCAAGCTACGCGACAAACCAGATCGCCCATTCGGGGGCATCCAGATCATCGCCGTCGGTGATTTTCTGCAACTCCCACCGGTCGCCAAGAATAGGAAGTATGACTGGGCTTTCAAATCAAAGGCATGGGGCATCGCAGGGTTCAAGGTGGCGATGCTGACCAAAATCCACAGACAGGCAGCCGATGCTCCCTTCACCGCGGCGCTAAATAGCTTCAGAGAGGGAAAGGTGACCCGTGAGGTTGCTGACCTTCTGGCCTCTAGGGTGGGCAACCACACACCTGCAAGCGTCACCCGCCTGATGACCCATAACACTCAGGTGGACCGGTGGAACAATTCCCAGATGGCTGCCATCGAGGAAGAGGAGCAGACCTTCCATGCCACCTTCTCCGGTAATGAATCCCAGATCGATGCGATGAAGAAGCGATCACTCACTCCAATCACGCTGAAACTCAAGCCAACTTGCAGGGTCATGGTCACGGCCAATGTCTCAGACGGCAAAGGCGGACGCATTGCAGCAAATGGAGACCGTGGCGTCATGGTCCGATCAGGGAATCATGCCACCAAGGTTTGGAACTCCACCGATGAGGAGTACCAGGAGAAGACGGCGCCGGCGATCTTCGTCCTCATGGATTCTGGAGATGAAGTGGCTGTCCCGCAGTTTGTCTGGCAGTTCGACCCGCAGGACAAGAGGTCAGCAAAGATGAAACAGTTCCCGCTTCGCCCAGCTTGGGCGATGACAATTCACAAGAGTCAGGGCCTGTCCCTTGACTCGGCCCATATCGACATCAGGGCCGCCATCGAGCCTGGGCAGGCGTATGTCGCCCTCTCCCGACTTAGGACTCTGAAGGGACTCCACCTCAAGGAGTGGATCAAGTGCCTCCACGTTTCCGAAGACGCCATCAATTTTTACAAAAACTTAACCGCATGACATCACTTCAATCACCAATCTCTCTATTTCCATCGGCAATGGCTAACAGGCCAACCGGAGACCTTCCCCTGGCTGAGTTCATGGATGGAGTGGAGTCAGGTCGATGGAAGGATCAAGTCAACCCACTGCGCCACTTAGCATCCATCTCCACAAAGGACGGGCGCGACAAGTATAATGCCGGCAAGCGCCACCTTCCAGCTGTCACCCTTTCCTGCCGATGCGATTCCCGCGAGAAGGACCTCACCAGCGATGACCGAGGATTTGTCCACTCTGGGTGGTTGCAAGCTGACTTTGATCTGAAGGACAACCCACGTCTGAGTGAAGCAAGCTGCGTTGCCGCCATGCGCGGAGACCTGATTGATGACCCGTATGTCGGCGCTGTCTTCGTTGGCCCTTCAGGGGAGGGGATCAAGGCCATCGTGTGCATCGATCCTAACAAGCACCGGGAGAGTTGGGCCGCAGCGGAAGAACACTTCCGTGTGGTCCATCAACTCAAGATGGACGCATCGACGAAGGACCCCGCTAGGCTTTGCTTCGTCTCATTCGACCCACTTGCAGAGATGAGCGTCAGCTTCATCCAGATCCCATGCCGGGAGATTGTCAGGTCTGAGCCAAGTAATACCCATATTCACCTTGAAGCGACCGCTTCAGATATCGAAGAGATGTTGGCATTCATCCCCTCCCGACCTGACTATGACACATGGCTAAGGGTCGCCTCTGCGGTATGGTCAGCCCTACCGATGGACGAGGGGTACAACATCCTTTGCAAGTGGAGTCCAGAGGAGAAGGAAAACGAGTACCTGAGCAAATACAAAAGCCGGCTTCAGCAGATCACTGTTGGAACGCTTGCGCACATGGCAAAGGCCGGCGGCTTCGACCCTTCAGCGGCCAGCAAACGCAGACGGTGGGCGGGGATCATTAGGTTCGCCCCAACAGGAACAACCAGCGCCGCCACAGCGGACGATGAATCGGAAGACCTGACGGCAACTCCAATCACGCTTCTGCGAATCAAGGAGGCATTCGACCAGGGACAAATCGGGGATGCCGAGTTCTGGGCTGAAAACCAGAAAGGGAAGTTTGTCTACAACCAACACGCCAAAGAGTGGATGATTTACTCGCTAGGAATATGGAGGAAAAGCCTCGCTAAACAGATTCCAAAAAACATCTCAAATTTCTTGATTCCTGCGTACCAAGAGATGATTTCCAAGATAAAAAAGGAGATATCGGATAACCCGCCAGCAGATCCAAAGAAGGACAACCGAGGCAAGGAGATCGAGGGGATAACTGCTCGCATCAAGTTGCTTCAGAGGTGGGACTATCTCTCCGCAGTCGAGAAGTTCGCCACCGCCCTCCTTGGCGTCCCGGCTACCGAGTTTGACAATGATCCTGACCTTCTGGTGGTGGCTGATGGCGTCTTGGACTTCAAGCAGATGCTACGCCGCGAATTTTCCCCGGATGATCTAGCTACAAAGGCGGCAAACGTGAATTTTCACCCGGATGCGTCCTGCCCATATTGGGACGCGTTTCTTGCGCGGATCATCCCAGATCAGGACACCAGGGACTATCTGGCAAGGGCCGCCGGTTATTGCCTCACCGGGAGGTGCGACTACGACAATATGTTCTTTGCCTACGGTAAGGGCGCGAACGGAAAATCCACTTTCATGGGAGTCCTCAAGATGATTCTTGGGAGTCAGCTTATGTCAACAGTAAATGTTGAAGTTTTGCTTTCAAAAAAAGGAGATAATTCAGCAGATTATCAGAAGGCGGCAATGCAGGGTATGCGGGTTGTATTGAGTGAGGAGATCCCAGCCAATAGGAGCCTCTCCGAGTCAGTTATTAAAAACCTGACAGGTGGCGACAATATACAGGCCAGAGCGCCCTACCAGCTACCGTATGACTTCAAGCCGACTCACAAGCTATGGATGATGGGCAACCACAAGCCAATCATCAAGGACGTGGACGGAGGCATCTGGAGGCGGATTCATATGATCCCATTCCTCGTCACGATTCCTGTCGAGGAAAGGAAGGACCGGAGCCTGATGTCTGCCGAGTTTGAGTCCGAGCTGTCTGGAATTCTTAACTGGGCCATAAAGGGGCTGGCTGACCTGAAGCAAATCGGAGGTCTTAACCCACCAGATCAGGTACTCGATGCAACCGCCGAGTACCGAGAGGAAAGCGATCAATTCGGCGCTTGGATGAATGAATCAACAGAAAAGGATGCCGGAGAAATTCTAAGGATGGGGGACCTCAGCGAAAATTACTCCTCCTGGTGCTTAAAAAACAATGAGTACCCGCTGTACAAGGGGACTAGAAAACTAAAGGCGGTGATGCTGGATCTTGGGTTCAAAATCATAATGGATCGCAACCATCATCCGTGTGTCGTTGGCCTTAAAATTAAGGAAGATCAGGAGGCTTCATCTCTAAAGTTCAACTAAATCAAAATACTTTATGTCGAATATAACAAACTCTGTATTTTTGATGGACCGGATCGCCGATCACGAAAAAGCCCCAAAAAGCCTCGTTTTTGCCAAAAAAGTGCGGAGTTTGCGGAGTTTCAGAGCAATTTGCCAAACTTCCGTGATGAGAGACAGAAAAGTTTTTCCTTTTAGGAAAAGAGTTACCCAAAAGTGCTCTGAAACTCCGCAAACTCCGCAGACGCTGAATCAATGTACTAACTGCAATTAACTTAACCCCAGAACACCCCTATGATTTCATGCACTCCACAGGCCGCATTCCGAGCGTGGCAAAATGACGCCATCACGAATGCCTACACGCCAGACATGGCAGAGGCCATCGACTCCGAGGACGAGGTAATGGCAGATGAGCTTGGCTGCTCCATTGAAGTCGCCAGAAGGGTGCTCATTCGGATGAAGCATGAGCGAGACAATCATGCCGGTAGCAGTCGGGAGTTATTCGCTAGGGTCATCAGCAAGCTCCTTGAGTCCAGCAACACGCGAGTAAGCCTTCATGGACTCGCTTGCGCTGGTGGACTTGACGAGCTGAACGGCTTCCGCAGTCAGGCCGAGATTGCCAGAGAGCTAGGATGCACTCGTGCGCTGGTCAGTCACTACACGACAGCTTGGGCAGACTACCTAAGCGGAAAGGAAGCGAAGTTCACTGTCACCAAGTACCGCAAGAGCGAGGAGTCGAGGGAGGTATTCAAACAGACGGCGACCGATCCTTTCACGGCAGCAAGACAGGCAGCAATTCAGAAATTAACCACCCCCCCCATCACTACATCAAACAAACGGAAATAAATTCCACCAAAATATAAACAAAACCATGACATTAACAGAAACCAATAACCCGCTTATCACGGCAATAACCACGGCACTTGCCAATCCTAAACTCACCAAGGAAGAATGGTTTGAGATTCATGCTCAATGCGTGGCGGCAAAGCATCTCGGATCTAAGCTGGTGAAGCATTCCAGAGAGACGGCGACCGCCTCATGGGGGGTGGAGTTTGTCGCTGACTCGGAGGTTCAGATCGAAATGGATTTGGGAGTCCAGTTCCTTGAGGAGAAGCCGAAGCTCAACCCGTCAGACAAGTCCACCGGCATCACGACCATTGAAGCTACAAATGCCTCATTCATCGCTTGGGAGCGCAAGATGCACGATGAGATCCCGACATGGGATGAGGTTCGCTTACGGAAAGCCTTGGAGCTTCTGGAGCCGATGGAACGCAAAGCCGCAGAGATTCGGCAACTGATCGCCAAGTCATGAGCCGATACGAGCCAGCAACAAAGATGAATGGAAGCGTGATGCGGCTGCAACACGAGGAGCCGGGCAGTCCTTACAACCGACTATCAGGGCGTATATGCGACCGGCTATCAATCGAGGTGTCGGAGGCTTGTGATAGATTCTTTCGTAACAGGAAGATGCGGACGGACTTCCGATGGATAGCACGGAGCTTGAGGAAAGAGAAGGAGGTAGCATGACAACCGACACACCACGAACGGATGCATGGGAATGCTTTAGTGATCCTAGTTACTACGATATGGCTCGCTTGAGACGAACAGACGGCCCAAAGGATTTTAATACTGGGTATCACTTAAATAACCTACGAGAGGCTATTGAAGTACGAGATACCCTTAATGAATTAGAACGTAGAGCCGAGAAAGCAGAGGCCGAGGTCGAGGAACTTCGGGGTGCTATTCTGCAAGCCGTCAATGCGTTTGATAAAATCCCTTGGGGTTACGATGGAGACTGCGGGTCTGGCGATATATTTTCGTTTCTGGAAGATACCCTCAACCCGAACGATAACCCCCAATAGTTTACTGAAACAACACAAGTTTACTAACCAGTAAAAATTATGAACCACAAAGAATTAGCAAAAGACATCATCGACGAATACAACCAACTAACCAAATGAACAACTTTGTGGCAGGGGCAGGATTGGCATTCCTTCACACCGATGCCCATGTGCAAAATGCTGGCGGAGGCCATTCAGTCAGCGTCCACAACCTCATTAAAATGAACCCAACCGACACACCACGCACCGATGCAGATGCCTATCAGAATTTACCATCCATAACCGATGGTGAAAAAGCGTTGATCCGAGAACTCATTCTTCTTAGAAGCAATGCCCTTGAATACCAAACCCATGAAAGGGATTCAAACTACCGATGGGAGAAAATCCCCTACGGAATTGGGAACACTGAAATTAAGTGGGCTTATTGGAAATTCCGACTCGGATATAAACTTTTAATTCCAACATCAACCCATAACTAAATAAGAAAACCCAACCAAATGAATATAATGGAAACAATAAATACAACCGACACACCACGCACTGAGGCCCTGCCATCAGATCTTGAAGGAATCAATGACGACCATGTGATTCGTGCTTTGCGAATCTTTGGTCGTGAGAAAATGACTAAAGATGGAAGCCTTGAAAGTTGGATCAACCTTGGAGCAGACAGGCTTGAGAAAGCCGAGGCCGAGGTCGAGAGGCTCCGCACCGACCTCTGCCGCGAACGCGAGGCGCACAACAAGACAAGGGAAGACTTAGAGCAGCTAAATATAGCGGGAGCCACCGCTGTCGAGGCGGCTAAACTCTTCAAACTACGCGCAGAAAAAGCTGAAGCCGAAAACGTCTGCCTCCAAGAACTTATCCAAGAGTTCTACGAGTGGAGCAGGCGAGACTACCCAACCGAAGCCGAAGTCCGAGACATTATGAACAGATACTACAACCTACTAAACAAATGAACCCAAGCGACACGCCACGAACGGATGCCATTGAATTTCGGCATTGCCCACCTCAACCAGATTCAATGCTGAAAAAGCACGAGGACTCTTACGCTTTGTCACGCAAACTAGAGCGAGAGCTTGCCTCATCCAATGCCGCATTAGATCAGATGACCGAAGATGCAGTTAATCTCAAGGCCGAGGTCAAGGGGCTGAAAGATGTAGTCAAAGCGCAACAGGACGAGCTGACAGCCGTGAAGAAGAGCCTCAAGAACTACACCACACTCATCGAGGCATTATGAACCCAACCGACACACCTCGCACTGAGGTAGCTATCTGGAGAATAACTAAATTTGATTCTGCCATCCTTGAGTATGATGGCGAAACGTTGAATGAGATTCATTGTGCCTCGTATGATGAGGCTGAATGTCTTGTCGATCTATTGAACAAAAAAGAGGAAGCACTAGCTGCATCAAAGGCCGAGGTCGAGAGGCTGAAGGCAATGCCGCACTTCCACCATGAGTCTTATTGCAGGAAGTGTAAGGAGGCACCCCCCAGTAAGGAATCTTTTAAACCATGAGTTATCAAGCGGTTGGGCGCACTGGCTTATATTATGTATGAAAAGATTTAAAACGATTGCGTCCCGATTGACTTCCTATAGATAACATGGCTAGGCAAGTTAATAAGCAAAGGAAAGCACTGGAAGACCGTGCAGGAATATCCAAACGACAGGCGAACCGGCGTATCGCTGAAGGCCAAGACGGCGAATCATTCCAGCTTTCCAAAGAGCGTAAAGAGAAAGCAACCGCTGATCTCCGTGAGGAGCAGGCCGCGAAGGCGAGGATTGAGCGTGAGATCCTGCAAGGTTCGGTTATGACCAAGCAACGAGTCAGGGATTCAACCCGAAAGATAGCCGCAATCCTAGCTGCTGAACTTAACACATTTAGGAACAACTCTCCTGGCAAGCTTGCTGGGTTGGACGAGGTGGGAGTCAGGTCGATACTTGATGTAGAGATAGACATTCTTGTCGAGCGCATCCATTCACAGCTCGACGCAGTATGACAGATGACCCAGCGGCACTAGGATTCAAGGATGGATTATTCCGAAGACATATCGGCAGTGCCTGTGATTGGCTAGAGAGCAACTTCAAGATCCCACATTCGGCACGATCAACGAAGTTTGATAGGAACAACGCTCCACACCTGAATGACATCATCGAGGCTTGCTGTGACCTTCAGCACCAGAAGGTGGTCGTGAGAGCTTGCACAGGCGCAGGGAAAACTACGGTCATGGAGGCCGTCTCCTTGTTCGCCATCGCAGTTGAGCCTGGGCCGATGTTGATCGCTGGCAGCACAGACAAGGACATCAAGGACTGGGCAGAGTCTCGACTGATCCCAGAGCTGAAGGCTTGTAAGCCGATTGCGGTGATCCTCGACGGTATGGATAGGCACGACAAAAGGAAGACAGAAATCCTATTCCCTCACATGAGCATGTTCCTGACAGGGGCAAACATCTCAGGACTCCAAGCTAAGTCGATACGCTACTGCTACGGCGATGAGACATGGATCTGGGACAAGGGCATGATCGGAGAAATGAAGGCGCGTCACCATGATCGCTGGAACCGCAAGACTATCTTGGTCACTCAGGGGTGGGAGACTGACAAGGAAGCTCCGCACGATATGGATGCCGAGTATGCAGAAGGAGATGACCGGCGTCGCGGCTTCCAGTGTCCTAGCTGTGCCAAGTGGCAGATGTATAAATGGGAGCAGATTAAATATGACATTCAGAAACTCCCCGACTCTGATGCGGTGGATTACGATGGAACATCTAAGACTACCCGCTACGAATGCGAGTTTGAGGAATGCAAGGCGACATTCCCTGACACATCAGAGAACCGGCGACGGCTTGCAATAGCTGGAAGCTATCGGGCTTTCAATCCCTACCCTATGGCGAGAGTCACCTCCATAACTTGCCCAGCGTGGGCGGTCTGGTGGATTCCTTGGGGTGATCTTGTTATTGAATGGATAAAGGCACACGAGGCCAAGCACCGAGGAGACATTGAACCGCTGAAGAAGTTTACGATGAAGAGGGGAGCCGCAGTTTGGGAGAACATCCATACAAGGGTGACAGACGCCGATGTAACCTCCATGCGCTCAGATGATTTCAAACTGAAGGAATGCCCGATTGATCCTGCACTCGTGACGTTATGCTCGGACGTAGGCGAGAAGCGCACCCACTGGAGTGTGCAAGCATGGGCGAAGGATGGCACATCCTACGTCATCGACCATGGAACCGTACTTGGCCCAGAGGATCTTCTCGGACTCATACCAACTCTGACCTACCCGATCAAAGGAACCGACCGCTTTGCCAAGGTTCAGCAGGGCTTGATAGATTCGGGAGACTTCACAGAGTTGGTTTATAACGTCTGCCTCCGATCTGGTGATATCCTATACCCCTCCAAGGGGTCAGGCGCACAAGTCGGAACCTACCGAGAGAGTCGGTTAGATAACTACGGCGGTCTGCCGCTTTATCTCTACTCTGATTACCAAGCGAAGTGCGGTTTGTATGAGAGCAAGATTGCCAAGAAGGACGCGCCGCGCCTGTTCTTCGCCGCCGATGTATCCGAGGAGTTTATGGTGGGTCACATGGGGCAGAGGAAGATCGACTCGCAAGACAAGAAAACAAAGGCGTGGAAGTCAGTTTCTCAGGATCACTACGGAGACTGCTCAAAACTCCACCTTGTGGCTTGGTGGATTCTTCGCCGGTATGTAGAAGCTCAAGAAGATTAGCAACCCTTTGACATCGGTGCGGAGGCATGGCCTCCAATACTCCAGATCATGAGAAAACCGCTGGCGTTAAATTCTTCATGCGGTTTGAAGATACAGCAGTTCTGGTTCAGCGTGGTAAAGATTTGGCAATTTCTGCTGTGGAGGAAGTAACAATCACAGGAACAGCAGCCGAAGGAGGATCTGCAAATGGTGAAGTTATGTTTCCAAGATGGCTTTATCTTCAGGCAATTTCTGAAGTTCTAAAAGAAAGAGGTTATTTGCCAACCAATGAGGACGGCACAATCATAAGTCGCCAGCTTGGAACATTCGCAGACTTCAGCGGGGCAAGGTTCTCTGTTTAATTTATACATTATGATCCGCAACGGCTAATTTGATTTCTTTGATTTTTTGACAGCGGCTCGCCTCTTATATGGTGACCAATCTCGACGGCAAATCAAAGCGTGGCGGCAAGCGTGAAGGGGCAGGACGCCCCAAGAAGCAGACCAACTTCGGAGTAGCCGATGGCGTTTCCTCGCCACAGCGTATGTGGATCTACTCACCGACGCTCGACGCCTCCAAGTCGCTGACCAGTTCGGCTAGGATTGAACAGACGAAGAAGAGTTTCTTCCTCTACGAGAACATTGGCCTCGCAGCTCGTGCGGTTGATGGCATCGCTAAGTTCGTCGGGCCTCTCATTCCTCAAGCCAAGACCGCCGATGAGAAGTGGAACCGCATGGCCGAGCAAGCCTTCGAGGACGCTTGTGGAAACTCACCTTTTGGTGTTGACGTTGCCAAGCAGGTTAACTTTTACGACGCTCAAGAGCTGCTAGTGAAGCAGATGGCCTTGGCTGGCGATTGCTTTTGGCAAAAACAAACAAGCAACTCAGGTCGCGCCCTTTTCCGCATCATCCCCGGCGAGAATGTCGGCTCCTCTCATGCCGATGTGAAGGACGGCTGGCTTGACGGAGTGAAGCTCTCCAAGCTCGGAGCACCTACTCGCTATAGGGTTTTGAAATCACCCGGCAGCTATACTGAGTATAACGAAATCAGCGCAGACGATCTTACTCGTGTGGGTCGCATTGATCGCGTCGGGCAGGTTCGCTCCCGCCCTTGGCTCCACCGCGCTGCCGATAATTTACAAGATGCCAGTGAAATCGTCAGC